GAAACAGTAATAGGAATCTTAGATTTTTCTTTAACATATCTGCTTTTCTCTACATTAATTACAAAGTGGTACCCTTGAATCTCAGTTCCCTTTTTATCTTGTTGCCGACCAATAATCCAAATATTATCTGCTGAATAATAGATACCAGTACCGCCACCAACAACATCTTTAGGAAATAGACCAATCTCTTTATACGTATGATTGACGGCCAATAATGGTACATCTTTCATAGTTAAATATGGAGTAGTCATACGGAACAAGCCTTTGAGCGCTTTAGCCCGTGACATATCCGCCACAGATTTTTCATTCAAGGCGTCTTCCAATTCTTTCTTTGATGCAAGGTTACCAATAGAGTCAATCACAATAATTACGCGATCACCGCGTTCAATTTCTTCTAATTGACCCACCAAATCAAACTTTAACTCTTCAACGTTTGCAATTGGTGTATGTAACACTCTTGCAGTATCAATACCAAATTGAGTAAAGTAAGATTGTGGTGAGCCAAACTCGGAATCATAAAATAGCATTACAGCATCTGGATATTTTTTCAAATAAGCAGCTGCCATCAATAATGCAAATGATGTTTTAAAATGTTTAGATGGTCCAGCAAGCACAGTCATTCCTGGTGTAAGTCCACCATCAACTGAACCAGATAGTGCTACATTAATCATTGGCACATCTGTTGGAACCATGTCTTTTTCTGTAAAGAACTTAGATTCAGATAAAACTTCGGTAGTTTTAATCTTACTGTTCTTTTTAAGTTTGTCCATAATTGACATTATTAGTTTTCCTCATATGATATTTTGGGCTTTTCGAAATAAGAAAAATGCCTTTGATATTGATCTCTTCTATGTTTTTTAAATAGCGATTCGTCATAAATAAATTTTTTAAATTTATTCATAAAAGTAATATAAGCTAATGGCTCGCCACGTTTTAAAACATATTTAGCAGTAGGTAGATTTCTTGGGAAAGCCATAAAGAATGTTATTGGAACTATTTCTTTTGTCTTGATTCCAATGTGACCTGGAACAATTCTAAAATCATATATTTTTTCCCATAAACAATCTTGATAGAAAACGCGATTGCCAACTTCTGAAGAAAAAATTAGTGGTGTATGTGCTTTTATAATCCAAAAATTTTTATCCAGTGGGCTCCCTTCAGTTTGGTTTGGAGCATGACCTGTGAAAGACATACAATCTAAATGCGATTTAAATCTTGGTCCATATTTTTCGTGAACTTCAATAAACAAATCACTAGGAGTTTTAATTAAAACACTATGAGTAAATTGATTTAATACAGCAGGGCATCCTTTCATTGTACGGAAAGTTGTATGTTGATCTAGTCTCTTGTCGAATAATGCGTTCCAATTATTGGGTTGATAAAACCAATTCATAAGTTTTTCATTTGAATTATTGCCAGGATGATGGCGCACTTCATCCACAAGAGTTGGCATGTTTTTAAACCATTTTGGAATTGGTTTAACATCCAAAAAGTCGTCTAGTTGTAGAGACGTACCACTACCTCCTTGTGGCATCATCAGATCCACTGCAGGATCCCATTGATGATCCCAACCCCAACGAATATTTTCGGTTTTAGGTTTCTTACTAAGAAAACTTAACATTCTGCTCTCTTTCTCTTTCATCTAAATCATATTGAGATCTGTATCCATTATTAATTCTAATACATTCTCCAATGATTGTAAACCCCTTATCATAATTAAATAGTGCTGAAGTATCTTTTGGGAAACATGCTCCACCATAACCTTGTTTACCATCAAACCCTGGAACTTTAGTGTGTGATTGACCAATGCGAGGATCTGACCCAATTACACGAGAAATTTTATTAAAGTTTACACCCTCTTTTTGAGCCAAGTCGTACAGTTGATTGAAAAATGTAACTTTCATAGATAAGAAATTATTGATACCATATTTAATTAAACTTGCTTCTTTATGGCTTACTTTGAATACTGGACACGGATTACACAGACTATAATTATCATATAGTTTTTCTACATAATCAATAGAAAAATTTGAACCGCCTAAAATATGGAAAGGAGGATTTACAAAATCTTCTTTTGCAGATTTTTCAGTTAAAAATTCTGGATTATAAACAATGTGATTTGCGTCAGCATATAAATCAAAAAAATCTGGCGTAATAGTTGATTTGATAATAACAACCATTTTATCTTTTAATTTATTAACAACATCTCTTACTATAGAATAATTTACACGACCATCATCGCCCATTGGTGTAGGTACACAAACAAAAGCTGCACTATATTTTGTTTGGTCAATTTCATCTATTGTTGTTCCATATTTTGGATCAATAATAGCCTTTTCAATGTCCGGATGTTGGAAACCATAATCCACAGCTTGTCCCACAAAACCATGACCAACGATTAAAATATTCATTTTGTTTTCTCCGTTTCAAAAACGCGTTTACGTAGATCAGATGTAGAAAATCTATGATCTCTTTTGTTGTAATAAATTTCAATATTGCGCTGTGAACAAATGTCACGTCCAGTAAATTTCATTGACTTATATTCTTGGCCAATAATACGTAAATCTAAATCAAACATTTGTAAAATATCTTTTAAATCTTCTTCAGTTTGATATGGAATAATTTCATCAACATATTTTACACTTTGCAATTGCAGCCAACGCTCAACCAATGTTTGAACGGGTGCATTTTTTTCTGCTCTATCTATAGATGGATCTACCTGTAAAGCACAAATCAAATAATCACAATGATCTTTTGCTTCACGAAGCATTGCGCAATGGCCAGCGTGTAACAAATCAAATGTGGAAGCAGTTAAGCCGATAATTCTTTTAGAATTTTCCATGTATGTCTCCAATCTTTAACCTGATGGACATGGTTTCCAGATCTAGCGACTGCCAAGCCGAGTTCATAATCATTTCCGCCATATTCCATCTTATCTCCAAAGAAGTATATAGCCCCATCGTGAGTGATAAAATCTTTTAAAATTTGAGATTTGTCTAAACCCTTTAGAGTAATATCAATTCCAGTTTCTCCTGCCACTTGAAAATTAAGATCGGGATATTTCTCTCTCATTTTTTCAGCTATGATTTCTCTTTCATTTTTATGCTCATCCCATTGCACATATAGAAATCTATTTTCAAGACTACAGTTTCTTCCTACAACGCTAAAGTTGACTAACCCCGGACGTTCATCAAAATGGTCACCATTCTTTGCATGAAATCTGGAATCATTCGCTTCTATTGTTAGATCTTTTTTTACATTATCTGGCAATTGAAAGTAATTTGATCTAATATTTTTATCTTGTTTCCAAACATCATTACCAGAACAATTATATACTGTTTTAGCTAGATTGTAAATAACATCTCCCACTTGAGCCAAAGTTTTATCACGGTCAGATCCAGTTACAAGATACACATTATGGTGTGCTGAAAAGTTTTCAAACCACTTTTCAAAATGTTTATTCATTAATTGTCTAGATGGAGTTAATGTGCCATCTACATCGAAAATATAATGCATGGTTATTGATGTCCAATATCATATGGTGCTATTGGGATGTTGGGTTCAGGTTTTATATTACCCATATGTCCTACAGTCTCTCTTACAATATCATTATGATTAAACTCAGCCCAATATAGTTCATATGCAACACCTGATTCGATACATTCAAATTGATGGTACAAACCTGGTTTTACTTTATGATATTCACCTATTTGAAGTTCGGTTACATCTACCAGATTATAGTCTTTTTGCCATGTACGAATAAGCATACGTCCAGACTCTACATAGAATCCATTCCATTTATAACGATGCATATGCTTAGAGCATACCCCACCTGCTTCCATTTCAATACGATGAAATTCTAAAGCGCAATTTGCTTCAATTAATTCAGTTGTTCCCCACACTTTACCTGCTTTCATAATTTATTCTCCGTTAATTTTCTAATACGAATATATGCATTGTTCAATTGCTCTTGTAAATCTAGAACATTCTGTTTTAAAATTTCAATAGTTTCTGCCTGAGATATGATAATCTTTCTATTCTTCTCAGCTTCCATTTCATCTGGTAACATTAGTTTTTCCTTTACAATAGTGGAAACAGTACATTATTATTAGCTACAATATAGTTAGGATCAAAAGTACAATCAAAAGCAATAGTAATTCTTGATCCGGACCAAGGTTTCGTATTTATTACTTGATGTTTATAATCTGGACCGGCCGGACCAATATAAATGTTTCCAATTTCATTCTTTATTTGAAATTTTGGAGTATCAACTGTTTGGTCATAAAATGAAGTGATAGTATGCTTTGGTTCTATAGTAACATAACCATGAATATCCCAATCATGTTGATGAGGCCCTAGATCAGTTCTAAGATCGCTATAAGTAGAATAATTTAACCAAGATTGAAACCACATTCTTTTGTCGTTTCCTACATAAGAACGTATTTCATTTCTAATTTCTTTAAATAAATCATACATATATTGATCAGTTGAAGACCATGAAAAGATATTATAATCCATATAGTTTCTTGTAGTACTATCCGACTTTCCATTATCTTCCAAATAATTTGTTAATGAGTATTTACATAACTCACATGCTTGAATAATATGTTTTTGATTATCCACAACAAAAGAAGATTTTTTTAACACATAGCTTTCCATTAAAAAACTCCATTTCTATACACATATTCTAAAGCATTGTTTGCTTCTTTTTCAATAGCACGATTTTCATACCAACGGCCAGTGTCATTATCAAAAGCACGGCATAAGTCTTCAATTTCTTTAGCTGTAATTGGATAACCTTTTTCTACAGCTCGACCAGCAACAGCAATCATAATTTGATACATTTTATGATACCAGCCCGTCTTATTTATCGTCATATAATCTGATGCTAGACTCTTTGGCCAAAATGGACAATCATGATAACTAGACCAGCTATAGTCTGTATTTTCTAGTGAGCTTTTACGATGTTCAATTATTTGCTTTCGCCATTCGTCTGGGAGACGGTCGAGAAAATTTCCGGAATCTCTTTTATCATCGTATCTATGTCGAGCAAGTAACTCGTCCACATCAATAGGAACACCAGAATTGCTGAAAATAAAGTTAAAAGCACCACTGTAATTCGCAGGGACATAATACATTCTGCTGAGGTCTTTAGTTTGGCGATCTCCGATGCTGTCAAGTTCAGTGTTGAGTGCCCACCAAAAATGCTTGATTTCATCTTGGTGTATATTTCTATCAAGTCTAAATACAAGCCGGAACTTGGGTAGTTCTTCCAAACTAGAAGCAGTACTATAGCAAATGAAGTCCCATAGACCAAACTTATTGATAAGGGTATCATTTAGATCTCCTTCAGGTGTCCAATCATCAACGTCAACAGCACACCAACCTGCCCAAGCCAATACATTCTTGTTTGCCCTAGTTGTGCCAATGTTATAAACAGCCGGTGATATAAGTTCTGCATCAGTCTTACCTCCTAATGGTCGCTCAGATAGTTTATACAAAAACCTTGAAAACTTATCCCATGTTTCAAAGTCAAATCGCTTATCTGTTTTATTATCAAATCTACTAGTAAATACAGTCAAAGAATACATTATGCAAAGAAATCCTCCAGTGTAGCCATTGGTTCGTGTGTCCAATCCATAGCGTCAAGGATTGGTTTCAATGGCTCAATAAATGTCTTCTCAAACATTATACCATAATCTACATGCTGATGTACACCAAATTCTTTAGGCAAGATCCCTGGAAATGAAATAACATTTTCTTTGATAGGGTTTGGTTTTTTTAAATATAAGAACTTAATCTTCTCGCCATTCTTGATTGTTTCATATCGTTTAGTAAGATTTAGATCATTCAACTTATTATTATATAGTAGTGATCCTCTTACGTGAATTGGTGTGCCTTTTGCATATATTGTTCTACGATCTTTCCATTTTTCAACTTCAGATACTCCACGAGGAAATGCCACATCTTCAGGCGGTAAGCTATTGAATTGTCGTTTGAAGTCAGCAATGAAAGATTGAGTTTCAGATTCAGAGCTATTTATGATTACTTTAAAGACTTCTTTGAATTTATTACGAACCACTTCGGGTGTTGAAGATTTAATAGCTTCAATACCCATCATCTTGAGTTTTGGTTCAGCATATTGTACACCCTCTGAATTGTGCACATTAAGAATATAGCGTTTCTTTGCTGTCCATATGCCACGATCAGCAATAACTTCTCGAGCCATTTCCATACGAGGAGTATAGCCATTCATGATAAAGAAAAACTCATCATATGATTTTGCCATAATTTTTTCAAAATGATCTTTACATATTTTATCTAAAAACTTAACAGGATCTTTTGGTTTAAACTTTTCAACAAGAGGACCCATATTGACATAGATCGAATCGGTATCAATAGCAACAATATAATCTTTATCGGCTTTTGTAATATCGTTCATGGCTTTGTTCATACATTGCTCGGCCCACTTGATAACAGTCTGGCCAGTAAGTGTAACAGATTCTGCCAGTGCATTATCAAAATATTTAAAGTACTTATTAGCAAGAGCGCCATATAAAGAGTTAAGCAAGATTTTAATGGCCATCTGATTGTTTTCAGCTTGGTTAATCTTAGAAAGAAGAGATTTATCTTTTGTTTTCTCATATGCAGATTGCGCATCAAGCATTTGACGTTTAATGGCTTTACGCTCAGCATAGTAATCAACAATCAATTCGGGAATAATACCCTGTTTTGTCCGGTCATAGGGTACACCAGATGAGGCGAGAGCATAGGTATCACTAACTTGCTTTGTACGATCATGGTTGAAAAGATAATAATCTACGCCTTGTGGAAAGCGTATAGTGTAATCTTTAATAAGTGTTTCAGGCGAAATGTTTTGTTGAACAATAATATTAGGATATAGAGAATTAAGGTCAAATGATACTACCCAGTTGTGAGATCCAACTTGTGGCTCTTTTACATAACCGCCTGCAATAGTATGGGGTTGGTCCTTATCTCTTGCCCTAGGGCCAGGGTGTCTAATAGAAGTTTCTGTAGCACCAACAATAGAATATGGAACCTTTTTGATTTGCTCAACTGGACAAATAATATTTTTACTTAATAATCGACGATAGATAATTGATTCCCAAATATTAGTAGTACCAAATGTATCACCAAGATTTACACCGCCTTTGTATGCCATAGTTAAAGCCAAAGAAATCAGGCCCATCTTTTGATCAATGCGATCTACTAGTTGAACATCTTTAATGTTATAATCAATAAACTTTTGATGGTCTTCTTTATATAACGTATATAGATTACCATGTTCTTCATATGATAGCTTTTTTTCTCCAACTACTACATAGCCTATATGGTCAAGTTTATATGATTCTTGTGGGCCATATGAGTAACCAAACTTTTGAAATAGTTCAAGATAGTCTGCCTGTTGGATACCAACAATTTCATATGCTGGAAGCATTCGTTGCATTTTCTTTACATCACGTGGATTTACCATGTTCCAAGGAGAAAGACGTCTGGCTGCTGTTTCAGAACCAATTAATGTAATACGGTTTATAAGATATGGAATATCAAAGAAACGAGAGTTCCAACCAGTAATTACGTCAGGATAATTTTTAGTCCAATAACCAAGAAACTTTGCTAGCAATTCTTCTTCAGAAGAACAATAGTGATACTGGACTTGATCACCATGTAAATCAATTTCAGACTTAGACGGATCATAAGCATCTAGTCCCCAAACTTGATAGACTGACGACTTACTAGATTTAAGTGCAATGGAAATAATTGGATAAGCCGCTTCTTCTGGCGTTGGAAAGCCATCATCTGAAGCAACCTCAATATCAAAGTTTACAACATTAATATGCTTAACGTTAAAATCAATATTGGTTGGAAATTTTTCGGTAATAAACTGATGAATGTAATTTGTTGTACCAAAAATACTAACATCACTTACATCTTTATATTGTTCAACATATTCTTTAGCATCACGCATACTATTAATGTTTTGTACTGGCACTAGGTTATGACCAAACAAAGACTTAATTTCAGATTTATTTTGAGATGCCCGATATAAAGTAGGAACAAATTTAATTTTATTTTGAATAGGACTACCGTTAGCACTATAGCCACGATATAGAATAGAATTACCGTAACGATTTACTGATGTATAGAATTCCAAATGAAATACCTCCGTTTGGTATATTCTATCATATTTAGCTTATATTGTAAATAAAAAAAGGGCCGAAGCCCTTAATTTATTTTTTTTCTGAAACGAAGCTATACATTTCTTTCGCTTTATTCATAAGATCGCTCATAGAATACATCTTATATGAATCTTGAACTTGTTCCCATTGGATTTTGCCTTGGTGATACATGTCTTTAGCAAATTGAATGTTTAGTTCATGTTGCTTGTCCATATATTCTTTTGCTAGTTGAAGCATTTCAGCTCTGATTTCAAATGGATTCTTATTCATTTTACCATTTTCGCCATTGCTTCACCCGCAGCATTTGCAAATGTAGTGGTTTGTTTCATCGCATCTTTGGTAAACTCTGTTTGTGTTTTGATGAAATCATGTAGAGGCTTGCTCATTGCTTCATCTTTAACCCAAGTGTTAACCCAAGTTGTTTTTGCATTTTGGATCGCATCGATCCATACGTTTGTAAGATAGTCTGTTGAGAACATAATAGTTCCTCCTGTTATGTGTGTGTGATCGAAGGGGCCATTACAGCCCCTTTGCTAAGATTCTTCTATTAGCGTTTCAGCTTTGCGATTTGCATCATACATTCTTTAGCTTCCTTATGATAGCCAAGAGACGCAAGATGTGATGACGCTCTGCTATACCCAACAACTTCACACCAGTTTTGAAAACCAACCCAAAGTTTTTGAGCAAATGAACGATGATCGATAATAACTGTATCTACTAAGAAAGCCATTAGACAAATCCTCTTAGGTTAGGGTTAAAAGGCGCTATGAGATGGGATCTTCTCATATCTGCATCTTGTCTAGCAATAGCATAAATATCACCACGGCTAATACCAATATCGTTCAATTCTTTATCAGTTAGCTTACGCAATTCATTTTCTGTTTGTTTAATTGCTTTAGCTACATAATAATCGTTAATTAGCTTCTTGAAGAAGCTGTTTAGTGTCTGTGTCATTTCTTAATTCCTCGTAATGACCGATTTCGATTTTACGAGGACGCAGTGCTTCAGGAACTTCGTACTTCAATTCAATTGACAATACTCCATCCTTGATGTCTGCTCCGTTTACGTGTACGTGCTCAGACAGCCTAAAGGTGCGTTTGAATTTCTTCGTGGAAATACCTCGATGAATATACTCGCGACCCTTTGATACGTGTTCACCCGTTACTGTCAATGTTCTGTCTTTAACTTCAATTGACAACTCATCCTTCGTAAATCCAGCCACCGCTAGTTCAATCAAGTAATCTTGATCGCCAGTCTTTAGAATATTGTGGGGAGGATAATGATCGTTCGAATGCTTTGCTACATAATCTAATTCATTAAGTAGGTGGTCAAAACCAACAAAAGATGAACGGGGAAATAGTGATTGTACGCCTGTCATAGTTTTCTCCTTTTACAAGCAAGAATTAAATGGAACCGGACCATCCGCATTCCGATATTATTTATATAGTGTCAGCTATACTAAATGTACATAGCCGGTATGAAAAAAAGTTCTACCAACCGAAAGAAAATCCAACACGTGAACTATCAGGTAAAGCTACGTGATATACTCCGGTTGGTACATATACAAAATCTCCTTGAGTTAACCTACGTGAAAATGTAGACTTACTAGTCATTGTTTGTGTTTCATCTGAATAGTCACAGCCATTTTCAAACACTTTCCAGGGCATTGATCCGCGGATCATGACAAAAAATACTTCCATGCCATCTTTATGTGGTGGAGATGCTATAGCGTTTGGACTAAAACCAGCATAGCAATGGCAGGATATATCAGCCCTATTTAAAAATCTACCTAATTCAGTTTTTATATGTCTAACAATATCAAAATCATTAGTACCAACATTGACAAATATCTTATGGGGATCTCTTGCTCTTTTATTTCCATTCAAAAAAGACATATCGAAATAAGGAACTAACTGATCCCAGCTTGGATATAAATTTTCAGGAAGTTCTAGCTTTCCACTAAATGCTTTCCGATCAGTTATAGCTTCTCTTAATTCTTCTGGTAGCATTACTTATTACCAATATTATACTT